AATGAATAGCCTATAATGCCCGTTATATTTAGGAATACCAAATTCCAAGTCCGATTTATTATAGCCTGTCGAGTTAATAAAGAGAGTCCGGTAATTGCAAGCACCTGACCCCATATGAAAGTTATAAAGAATGGAGCGATAGCCAAAGCCATCGCTCCTATCCAGTTAAGAAAAACTGCTAGAGACATTCTAGCAATTTTCCAAGTGTGAGAGCTGGCGCTTTCTCTAAACCTTCTAGAGATTCCGCGCCAACTTTCGCGGAAATCGCCTCAACCATTTGCGCTTTGGTTTGACCCTTAACGCGCTTGGCTGTTGGCTTAACGGAGATGTAATCAATACCCTCTCGCTTCGCCTTAGCGATTATGCTCCTTACGGAACGGTTCAAAAGTTTGGAAAGGACTTTCGCCTTTTCCAAGTCTAGCGGAGATTGAGCCGCCATCTCAGACACCATTTCTGATGTATAGTTAACAGTCTTAGTCATTTGCACCTCGCAAGTTTTGACTGGGTTAATGGAATTTCTCAGTTTCATAAGGCATATTTTACAGGAGTCTTTCACGAAAGTCAACACCGTTCGCCGCGTTTTTCTGTCGTTCTGTCTCATGTTATTTGCCCTATTCATTATGCGTATTATCCCACAATTTCGCGGAGTTGTCAATACCTAAATCGCATTTGTTGCAATTTGTAACAATTGAGGCCGGGCTCCGTCCGGGATTCCCTTTATTTATCAATAGGTTAGGCCGCTTTTCCAGGAAAGTGTAATGAAATCAATGACTTACGAGCGCGCGGCAGTGCGGCAGGTCCCCCATATGGCCCTACGGCGCAGACCCCCCCTATATACGACCGGCGCGGAGGGCCCCGTTATACGGGGCCTGTAGAGCTATAGAAGCCCTTGCTTATTCATCCATTCATAAGCCCATACAGGGGCCTCTTCATAGCAGTTAAGGCCCTCAACCCCACCTATATTATTGATGCGGATATCAATAACCATCCGCTCAATCACGTCCCTAGTCATATACGAGAATGATTGTTCATCTGTACAATACACCCCTTCTAGCTCATCCTTTAGTTCTTCGATAGACATATCATAGACAGGAGTAGGTACATCATCCTTGCTTGCAATTGATTTAAAATACATAGTTATTTCCTCTTTAGTTGTAGTGAATTAAATGCTTCATATGCTTCAACCAATCGCTTAGTCCTACCCTTTTGAGTATTGTAGTAGGGGGTCATGTTTCGTTTCTTACCAAGCCTAAGCCGCTTGTATGTATCTTGTTTCATTATCGCCATTGACCCCACCAGATAGGATAAGTGATAATAAAGAATAGTGCGATAAAAAATAGTGGTTCCATAATGTTTTCCTTTAGTTTAGTTTATGTGTACATTATCCCATAAAAAACCTAGTAGGTAAAGGTATTTCGTCGTGTTTATCTGTCCTTCTATCGCAACCAGGGGGCGGTAATGAGACTCATTCTCATCTGGCTCGCTCGCGCTCCCCTTCATGCGCAACTTAGGGAAATTTACAAACCAAAAAAGGTGCTAAACTCAGCAGACCTTCCACCCAAGGAAAAAAATTCTTGACTTCAGAATTATTTTTAGATATAATTTACTCTATGTCTAAAGAATTAACAGTAATATCTCCTGAAGGACTCGAGGTGGCTAACTCTTACTTACAGTTTGGTAGCATAAAAGCCGTATGTGAGTCCTTACAGGTAACAGAAAATACTGTTGTAGAGACTTTAAATAAACGCGAGGTTAAGAAATACATTGATACTGTATACTTAGACCTCGGTTATAGAAACAGACAGAATATCGCTACTGTAATGGATGAAATGATTCAGTCAAAACTAGATGAAGCCCAAGAAACAGGTATGTACTCTAGTAAAGATTTAGCAGATTTGCTCCAACAAGCTCATAAAATGAGAATGGATGAGATTAAGGCACAAGCAGACCTAGAAAAAATAAATCAAACTAACATTAAAAGTCAAACTAATGTCCAAATCAATGAAGGGATACCTTTCGGACAAGGAAATTATGGTAAATTGATGGAGAAACTGCTAAATGGAAACGACTGATCTAGATGAGCAGGTTAGAAAACTAGAAATAGAACTAGCTACTCATGAAGTACAATGTGAAGAGAGGTGGAAAACCAATTTTTCGCGTTTAACAGAAATTGAACGTCAACTTAGCCGGATGGAAAGTATGATAAGGGCCGGTGGTGCAACCACTATATTCTTTTTACTTGGAATTATTGTTTCTATACTAGTGTGATTACAGAAGCTATACTCTGTATAGCTTTAAATGTTTATTTTGAAGCTAGGAGCGAAGATTTACGTGGAAAAGTAGCCGTGGGTTCAGTAGTTATGAACCGTGTGGAGTCTACTATTTTCCCCGACTCAGCTTGTGACGTTGTATATCAAGCTGAATACTTAGGAAAATGGCCGAGAAGACATCGATGTCAATTTAGTTGGTTTTGTGATGGCTTATCGGACATACCAAGAGAACCCAAAGAGTGGGCACGTGCAGTATCCGTAGCTAGATGGATTTATGGTATTGGAATACCAGATATTACCAAGGGAGCACTGTGGTATCACTCTAATGAGGTATCTCCAGAGTGGGCAACAAATGAATATATTCAGATTGGTTCCCACAAGTTTTATAGAGAGGTGAAATAAAAATGCATGACGCAAAAATACATTCAAAACGTGGTATATGGTACGTTACTGAGCCAGGTCAACCTGTAAGAAAGTTTGAAAGTGAGGCAGCAGCTGTTGCATATATTGCCTGCACTGAGCCTGATGATATGGATTCTATCCTAGATGAAGATTGGGATGATGACGAAGAGTGATTTTAGAATACGAAGCAATGCCCTTAATACAGCCACTACCTATTCCTACTAAAGGAAGAGGCATATTTACAGCAATATGGGTATGGTTAACTAATAGTAGAAAATGGATGATCGCAGAAGATTGGTACTTTACCATCAATGGCGAAAATTTTGTAATACCTAAAGGATTTCAGTTTGATGGCGCATCCATCCCTAGAATCTTTTGGTTCTTGTTAAACCCTATAGGGTTATTACTAATACCGGGACTTATCCACGATTATGCTTACAAATTTTCGAAATTGAAGTTTAAGACTGGTGAGTTCGGGCCTGTAATGACACAGAAAGAATGTGACATGACCTTTAGGGAAGCGGCGATAGCAGTTAATGGATTTAAGTTTATTAACTACTGTGCCTGGTTTACGTTATATTGTTTTGGATTCCTAGCTTGGAATAAGCACAGAAGACACTCAGGAGACTGAAATGCCAAAAGGTAGAGGATATGGCAAAAAGCCAAAGAAAAAGCCTAAGAAGCGAGGTAAGTAATGACAGACGGCGATAGAAATGAAGTACAGGTAGATTTAGACAAGTATCAGGCTATGTTACAAAGGATAGATGAGTTAGAAGATGCTGCAGCAGCTGGTCCTGCACCTGAAGGGCCTCCTCCTCCGAAATATCAAGGAGTGAAAGACTTAGCCGCAGCAATAGACTCTTGGAGAATTTTTCCTAGAGTATTTATTTCCACTTACATATATCTTCTGTACTATAGCGCAATGTGGTTCATGGGGCTTCCAGCTCCAACAATGGAACAAGCAGGGTTAATATCAGTGATAGTAGGAGCAGGTGCAGCATGGTTCGGTTTATACGCAAATACAGGATCGTCCAAAACATAGCATTACTATGTTTGTTAACTTCATGTGCTAGTATGACACCTCCAAAGGTTGAATTTAGTGTCAACTTTGGAGTGTATGATCATTATACAACGCCTTTTTATATGCGTACTTCCTTAGGAAGAAGATGTTATTATGATTTTGACATTTTGGTTCGCTATCCACACTGTTACTGGTAAGAAAAATGACGGTACAAATAAGTAGGAAAGATATAACTTCTGATGAGTTATTAGATTTACAATCTGAGACACGTTTTCTCAAACTTCCAGTAGCTCCATATTTGGATCTGCTCGGCATAACACCGCTATCATCACAGATAGCAATTATTAACGCAATAAATAATCCTAAATACAGGTTTATTTGTGCAGCATTATCAAGGCGTCAGGGAAAGACATATATAGCCAATATAATAGGACAGCTGGTATCTCTAGTACCAAACTCAAACATTTTAATTATCTCACCTAACTATGCGTTGTCTCAGATTTCTTTTGATCTGCAAAGAACGCTAATTAAGCATTTTGATTTAGAAATTAAAAGAGATAACGCCAAAGATAAAATAATTGAATTATCTAACGGCTCGACAGTTAGAATGGGGTCTATAAATCAAGTAGACTCAACTGTTGGTAGGTCTTATGACTTAATTATATTTGACGAAGCTGCATTATCCGCAGATGGCCGCGATGCTTTCAATGTGGCGCTAAGACCCACACTAGATAAAACGAATTCTAAGGCAATATTTGTATCCACCCCGCGAGGAAAGAACAACTGGTTTGCAGAATTCTATGATCGCGGTTTTAATGACGAGTTTCCAGAGTGGGCATCTATTAGAGCCACATATCAGGACAATCCTCGTATGAGTGAATCAGATATTAAGGAAGCTCGTTCATCTATGAGCGATGCGGAGTTTAGACAAGAATACGAAGCTGATTTTAATACTTACGAAGGTCAAATTTGGAATTTCGATATTGAAAATTGTATCGCAGACTTAAAAAGTATGGAAACTTCTAAGATGGATATAATAGCGGGGATGGACGTAGGGTATAGAGATCCTACTGCATTTTGTGTTTTAGGGTATGATTGGGATTCCGAGAAATTTTATTTATTCGATGAATATCTCGATTCGGAGCGCACCACTGAGAAGCACGCTATAGAGATACAGAAGTTAATTAAAAAGTGGGATATAGACTACATTTATATCGACTCTGCAGCGCAACAAACCCGCTTCGACTTCGCACAAAATTTTGACATATCAACCATCAATGCAAAAAAATCTTTGACCGATGGAATTGGTCATGTCGCTTCGATAGTAGATAACAACAATTTAATTGTGGATCAGAGATGTGAACATACTCTGAAAAGCCTGGATCAATACCAATGGGATCCAAATCCTAATTTGGTAAAAGAGAAGCCCAGGCATAATTTCGCTTCTCACATGGCAGACGCTTTAAGGTATGCGTTATATTCTTTTGAAACCGTGCACACATCGTTCTAATAGACATGGTTGAAAATAGTATTTGACTTCAAACCTCAACTTCGATATAATTTGGGTTAAAGAAAATGGTAGAGCTAAAAAGAGATCTGGTAAAATATGTCAGAGACAGAGCAAAATCAAGATATAAAAAAGGCATTGAATGTTACATTTGTGGTGAGACGTCTAAGTTAGACTTCCACCATTTTTATAGTTTAAGCCCTTTACTGTATAGATGGGTTAAAAAACACAAAAAAGTTCCTGAAGATGTATTAGACTTTAGAGATGAGTTTATACAGGAGCATACAGCAGAGCTCTACGAACATACAGTTACTCTATGCCATGAACATCATTTAAAGCTTCATTCTATTTACGGTAAAGACCCTTCGCTAGCAACTGCTAAGAAGCAGGAAAAGTGGGTAGAAATACAGAGATCAAAACATGGCATGGTATGACAGATTATTAGGAATTGACCGCGAAGAGAAGTTGAACCCTGCTCAAGAGT